TTTCCCATTCAAAGGCTTTCCATTTAGTTTCATCTATAGGTACTTTAAATATATTTTGAGAAATCTGATTCGCATAAATAAACATTTTATACCCCATATTCAACATGACTGGTGAAAAAATAATAGGTAGTTTTACACCAATCTCCCTAAATATTTTAACCGCAATATTTTTCCATTGGGAGCCAAATTGATTTTTTAACCATTTATCTAAAATATCTTTTCCATAAACCTGAACTTGTCTCATAAATCTTGGGGTATTTATGATATCATATAAATGTCTTCTTTCAGTCTTTGATAACGATGTCACAAAATTTCTCATTTTTGCGCCAGTATTCGGATTAGCATCTTTAAGCTTATTAAATACTGACAATTCAGCCCAATCACCAAATCCTGACAAGAATTTTTTCTCAAATCCCGGTGTGTCAACTATAAATGATAACATTGCAGATGCTAAATCAATTTTAGCCATCTCTTCATTTCCAGCTAATTTATTTCGATACGCTGAGTAAACATTTAATCCAATATCAACAGACATTCTCGACAAAATTGCCAATTCCAATGGAATACCTAAAGCTGAAAATGCTGGAGGAAACACCAACGATGCTAAAAGAACACCTCCCATAGTAATTTTCCATCCGTGTTCATCCCACCATTCATCAGGACAAGGAATGGTATAATTAACATAACCTGATGGTAATGAAGAATAATATTGACCAACAATATAACCTTTAAACTCTCTTTGTCCTGAGGCAATTGTTTTTAACTCCTTATTCATACCAGGACAATCCTTAAGTAATTTTTTTATTGTTGATTCAACCACTGAATCTGTTATGTCGTCAATCGGGTAATCTCCAGTGTCAGTTGTTCCAGCATATAATGAACTCATAATACCCAACTGTGAACCAGGATTTTTAGAAATATGCATTTTAACAGCATTTTTAACCAAAGGACTATTCAAATAAAAATCTTTCGAACCAGGTGCCCCTGGTAAATAAGTTTGAATTAAATCGTAATCTTCAGGATAAAATTGAAGGAGTAAATCTATTTGGTCTTCAGGTAATTTTAAAAACTTAATCATCCATTTACCAACATCACCATTAGTTTCTTTGTTAGCAAAATCTACAACACAATTAGGATATAGTGATTCGTTTTCCAACGTATGTTTCATAAAATCAGGAAAACTAGAAAACAAATCATTATCAAAATTAAGACCTCTTCCTCCTTCAGTTACAATTTTTCTTCCGTATTTAACTCCATTTACCTCAACAGGTTCTGTACACCATTCTGATAACCAATCAACTAAAGTTTTAACTTGTTCATCGGTTAAAATACTAAATACAGGACCTAAATTAATTGTTTGTGGAGGAAGTTCAAACCCCTCACTTTCTAAAGAATATGTCGGTAAATCAGAGTCATCACCTCTACTGTAAATAGGTATTACTTTACCATTAACATCATAAATACTTATTTTCAAAAACTTGGAGTCTTTAACACTTTTTTCAAACTTTTCTTTTTTATCTTTTTGGGTGTCACCTTTTTCAGATAAAACATCATCAGGTGGAATGTTCGAATACGCATTGGCTCTCAACCAACTTAACATTAAATCGGAAATTTGATTATAACCGGAAATATCTTCCGAACCAACACTCCAAGTTCCTGAACTTGACTTATTAACCAATGACTTTATAATATTATTAATATCATTTTCTTTATTTGGATTAGTTTCATCAAAACCCATCTCATATCCAAATTTGTAATTTCCGTCATTAATATAATCAGACAAAACTTTATGCCATTTATAAGTTTTACCCCAAGTATATGGAGGTTTAACAACATCCTTATCTGACATAAGGCCTAATTGTACTAATGCGTATTGAATATCTAAAATCTTATTCCCATATTCTGGATATCCTTTTTCAGTGTATCCTTTTAATCCTTGTTGTTCTTGTTTTTCTTTAGTTACAAATTGTGATGGAGAGTACTGATATTGTATTAGACTAGATAATTTAAATTTATCAATTAAATCTTTCCAATTTGGTTGTATTGGTGGTTGGTAATTAAAACTTTTTGGATTTTTATTATATTGTTTTAATTTTTTTTCCCAAACTTCGTAATCAACTAATAAAATTAATGGACCATACTTATCCACATTATATTTAAAATCTTTTACTTCTGTTGGAGTTGATATTGTGTTATCTTTAAAGCTTAAACTAGATTTAAATACTTTTGGATTTTTATTAATTAAGTTTTTTAACTCTTCTAAAGATAACTGTGAAACTTTTTCAGCAAAAACAGTTATGATATTGTCTTTACTTGTACCCGCACTAACTCGAGCCTCACCTTTACCAGTGTTAGATTCATATAATTTAATTAATTGCTCAATTGAGTATTTTCTAAGGGTTTCTTTGGTTAAAACTTGTGGTTTTGATGTTGTTTGTGGATTTGGATTGTTAATTGATGGAGTTTTAGAATAAAATGATGGGTAGTTTGATTGTAAACTATTACAAAATTTATCAACACTTTCCTTATTTTTTGGTGCAAATCCTGACCATGTGTAATTTCTTGGTTGCATTTTACAATTTGTAATTGCGTCCTTATAAACGGGATTTTTTGGGACTCTATTTGGGTCCGGTTGTTCCGATAATATTTTAACCTTAGAAATATTTTCAGACAAGGTTTCTTTATTATCGTATTTCATCAATAACAAAACCCTCTCTAATAATTCTTTTTGATTCTTTTCCATTTTTTACCAAACTTGATTTGCGGGACCTCTTTTAATACCTGTTTCCCATTTTTCACCTGCTTTACCTAACATATTAGCTTTACCTCTTACGGTTGCGTAAAGTTCATTCCAATTAGAACCTCTTTTATTTGTGTTTCCACCACCACCTCCACCAGCAGCTGCGTCCTGTTCGCCTAATTCATCTTTCTTACCTTTTTTACTATCGGTAGTCAGATTTTTAAGCAAATCAATTATATAGTCAACGTCCTGTATCATTTTTTTATAAATATCTTTGGTTAGATAAAAAAGTGTAGTTATATTTGTATATATGAAACAATTACTTTATTTACTATTATTATCAGTGACATTCTTATCTTGTGAAAGATATGAACAACCTACTTACCCATCATTATCAGGTAACTATGTAATTGATGTTATTACAGTTTCAACCAATTCTTACACCGATGTATTATACCCTGGTGATACACTATTCCTAAATGATACTAATTTTCCAATGGATACAATCGCTGTTGGTTTTACAAAATTAAGTTTTAATAATACACATATGGGATTTAATATTGTCGAAAACCAATGGGGTGACTATTACTTCCAAGATAAATTTCCATACACCTGTACTAATTTTGAATATCAAGGGAATGGATTTTTTTGGGTTATGATTAATGGTATACAATATTCATTTGATATTGTTGAAGATGGTCTTGAAAATTTAATTATTCGTTCTAAAACAGGTAGATTTAGAGATTCCAACAATAATGAAATGGAATTAACATTTACTATGACTATGGTATATTAGAATAAAAACGAAGGTGGGATTTTTTTTGGATTTAATTTATAATACTCATCCATAAAGTCCTTTAATTCACTTTTGTCTACCTCGTACTCTTTTTCGTCTGACGCTTCTTCATCAATAATTAATTCGTCAGTATCTTCTTCATATATAATTGGGAAATCACTTGATTCGTAATCATAGTTTTCCAAAATGAAAAAACCGGACTTTTCAACAAAGTCCAGTTCAAATTCATGTTCTCTTATTTCGTCCTCACCATCCTCGTTTAATCTGAAACTAACTTGTATAATTTCAGATTTTGGATTGTAATAGTAATCAACGATTTCCTTAATTTTCATTTCCTTAAATGATTTTCTTGAACCACTTAAGTGATTCATTGATTTGTTCTTGTACTAACGAAGCTTTTGATTTTACTTTAATACCTTCTTCAATTTCTTCCATAGTATATTTTTTACTTGAGCATTGTTCGCATTGTTCTCCCTCTTTCATTTCACCACCACACTGTTCACATTGTTCTCCTTCACTCATAGATGAACACTGTTCACACATTTCACCTTCATATAAACCACTACATTGTTCACAAACTTTTTTAAGTTTTCTATTAACTTCTGTATTAGTATATTCCTTAACTTCACCCATATTAGATACTGTAATTCCTTTTTTATCTCGATTTAAATCCTCGACATTTAAAGGAGTTTCATTTGGGACATTATTTCCTCTAGTAACATATCCATCATATTGACTTCTATGTTTACTCTGTATTGATTCTTTTTCTTCTTTAGTAATATTCAAAAAAAATGCGTTTTTCATATATATTGTTTTCTAAATAAATATATGGTTGATTGAATAATATTAATTTATTATACTTTACACATGGAAAAACCTTATCAACTATTACAACCAGTTTTTAAAGACCATCGTGGGTCTTTTACCCCAATTAAACTTTCTGACAAGTGGGTTCAATCAAATATTAGCATAAACGACGATATATTTGTCTTCCGTGGATTACATTATCAAGATGACCCGATGGCTCAAACCAAGTTGGTTTCAGTTATTCAGGGAAAACTAATTGATTTTGTTATTAACTTGGATAAAGACAGTGAAGACTTTGGTAAACTTGAGACATTTGTTTTAACTTCAGGTGAATCAGTATATGTACCAAAAGGTTATGCTCACGGATTTTTAACACTTCAAAGTGGGACAATTGTTAACTACTTAGTAGATAATGATTATTCTAAAGAACATGAAGGATGTATTCAATGGGATACCGTAGAAGAAGTAAAAGATATTATCACCAAATACATGAGAGGATTTAACTTTAAAGTTAGAATTAGTGATAAAGACACTGAAGGAATCACATTAGAAGAATATAAAAACAAATGACAAAAGAAGAAGTTGAAGAATTGGCGGAAGGTGCAATTCTATTAGACGGATTTGACGACTGTATTACAGGAGTTGTTGAAGAGTTTGGTAATGGTATAAGAATACTTTATTCACGTGATAAAATACTTGAGTCATTACAAAAAGATATGTCTTATGAAGATGCTTTAGAATATTATTACTACAATATTGTTGGTGGACACTTCGGTGAAAGAAATCCTTTGTTTTTACTTTAGAAGTAATTTGCGTAAAACGAAATAATTTTTGGTGCGTATCTTCTTAAAGCAGAATTAATGTTTTCCACTGTCACTTCTTTATTTTCATCTTCAAGTATACTGATTACTCCGTTTACCATTTCACCTTGGGTCTTATCAGCCATATCAACTAATTCATCAAACGCTTCGTTAGTATCATTATACTTGTGTTCGTGAGCCAATCTTTCTTTACCCATATAAAGATATGGTGCTGCCGCAAACATATTAACAACACCAGCTTCTCTTAATTTATTTAAATATTTTTTTATAAACAACATGTTGAAATGTTTTACTAACATCGCATGTTGTGTTAAATCTGTTGATTTATTTTCTTTAATATTTTTTTTCATTTTTCTTTCTCTCATTTCATCAAACTCAGATTCATACATCCATTTATCTTCATCCAATAAATAAAGACTTGACCCATTGTCCCATTTAACAACATACTGAACAAATCCAGGTCCTTTTTGTATTCCTTTAACAGTTCCTCTATCACCAAAAGATAATTGAGGTTCACCTAAAAGTTCAATGATAACAATTCTATCATCAGGTTTAAGTTCAGGATTTAATTTCTTACTCATATATTTATAAATATAATGAAATATCTAATTAAAGAATCTCAAAAGCAAATTATCCTTGAAGCAATAAATGATAGGATTAAAGAAGTTCAAGAAGATGGTGTTGAACTAACTAAAAAGATTGTTGAAGACACTAAATCACATGCTTCAATAAACTTAAAGATGATGCTTACATGGGGTGCTGCAATTGGAGGGTTTATGGGTCCAATTATGCAATGGTTAAATGGACAAGTACCAGAGTTAACAGAAAAAGATTCATCATTGATTGCTGCCGGTATTGCGTCAGTAATATTCTTTCAAGAAAGAAGTTTTATCAACAAATCAATTATTAAAAAGATTAAAGAAGATGGACTTGAAGAACCATTTAAATTGGGAGCAATTAAAGCCAATCAACTTAAAACTGTTTTGGCAGGTTTTTTAAAGAGTTTGAATTTATCAGCATTTACTGTAACAAATATGTTAAGTTACGCATTCTTGGTTCCAGTCATACCAATGATATATGATGCCGTTTCTGAAGGTGTGTGGGATATGAGAGATACTGAAATGTTAGTTAAATCATTATCGGCGTTTGGATTGATAACAATTTCAGGTAATTTCTTAAAACGACTTATGGATTTAATCGTTGATAGGATTACTAAATAAAATCAATTTTTAATTCTAAATCAGACGTTCCTCTGAATATTCTGTGATAAGTCCCTTCAGGGATTAATAATACTTGTCCTTCAGTTAACTCTATTGGTAATTGATTATCCATTTGGAATTTCCATCCTTTACCCTGTACTACTTCAATCAATCTATCTTCTCTATCACGATGCCATTGTAGTTCACCACTATCAACATCTGATTTAAAAACTCTAATCTTTGAAGTTTCTGTTAGTTTTCTATCTTTATACGGTTTCATATTACCAAAATCCTGGATAAGTTTTACCACCCCACAAATAACCAAAACGGTTTAAACGACATGCCCAATAACCAGCACTCAATCTATCTTTCTTTTTAGAACACTGATGTCTTGCGGCAAATGATTTACGAGCTTTAGGATTTGACACCTTAGCAGTTAAACCACCTTTAACATCGCCAAATGAAATTTTCTTAACTCTACCTGTTGATGGGTTTTTAACATAGACAACATATTTCTTACCACCACCACTATTTCTTCTTGGTTTACCAAGTTCAACTTTCTTTCCGTTATACTCAGCTTCAGAAATAAATGATTCTTCCATCGGAGTATCCAAGTAAACAACTCTACCACTTGATAATCTAACTTGTGTTCCAAAATCAGATTCAACAAGTTCAACATCATCCTCATTTAATTCAACCATTCCTTCATAATATAACTCACGAGCTTCGTTAATAACATTAAAGAATTCCTCAGAACCAAATCTAAAGATATTATCATTCAATGGAATTTCA